GAATGGTGAGTCCGGCGGCTTGTTGTTTGATCATATCTTCCATCCGTCCTGGTCGAGTGTGGGTGCAATGGTCACCATGTCTTGCCACACCTTGGCAACTTGCTCATCGCACAGGGCTGGGGCGTTGTCGTCTGCATGCTGGCCGACGGCGATCATGGTTGGCGTGGCCTGTTTCGGTACCAGTACCCAGCCTTCCGGCAGTTCAATCTCTAGTGTTTCGGCGTAGAACAGGCGCATGCGCATGCGCATGGTGGGGGTGAGTTGGATTTTCATGCTGCCTCCATCAGTGCCTGGATGATCCGCTTTCCAGCCAGCGGAGGAACTGCGTTGCCAGCCATATGAACAGTCAACCTGTGGTTATTGGGGCGCTTGATGTCGCGCGGGAAGCTCATGGCCAGCAGGTTTTCTTCTGCCGTGAGCATCCGCATGCGGTCGCCGTCCACGACAGCCCAGCGATCGCGGGTGGTGATAGTGCCGATCGGCCGCTCAATGCTGCGCCCGGTGCGGGTGTTGCCGTAGTAGCTCATCACGAACCGATCACCGTGGGCCGCTCTGCCGTTGGCAACCCGCTCCAGCGTCGCTTCTGCTCGTCCTAGCTTGGCAATCGGTGACCAGCGCCCTGCGGTGAAGTCAATGAACTGTGCAGCAGGTACATGCTCCAGCTTTGGCAGGTTCAGGGTTAATGGGTTTGCCGAGCGGGTGCAGACTATGAACATGCGGATCCGCTCCTGCGGAACACCGAGATCAGCGCAGTTGACTACATGTGGCGCCAAGGCATAGCCGAGAGCCTGCATGGCTGCCGCCCACGCCGGATAGAGCGGCCACTCAAGGAACTCCGGCACGTTCTCTACGATGGCGGCTTGCGGGCGGTGAAACTCAATGGCAGATACCACGGCCCACGCCGTTGAACGACTGGCATCATGCTGCGGGTTTCCGCTGGCCTTTCCCCGCGCTTTGCTGTGACCCTGGCAGCATGGGGAGGCGAGCAGCAGATCATGACTCGGCACTTGCGTCCAGTCGGCCTGGTGCAGGTCTTGGCAGACGTGATGAGTGCCAGGGTGGTTCTCGCTGTGCCAGTGGACCGCTTCCTGCCAGTGGTTGGCTGCCCAAAGCACTTCGCAACCAGCCATCACGGCGCCGGTAGACCAGCCACCAAGGCCAGAGAACAAATCGATCGCTTTCATGCTGCCTCCCCGTTGTCTATGTGCTGCTCTTCATCCGGATGCAGCAGACGGCTGGCCATATCGGTGGCGCAGTCCATGGTGGTAGCGTCATCGCTGCCGCTGTCGATGATGTCGCGCACATAGCCAGCCAGCAGACGGGTGTTTGCAGGGGTCAGGTAAGCGACGTCATCAATCCGGTACATCACAGCCTTGACGGCTGGGAAGTTGTGCCAGTCGTGCAGCGGTTCGATATCGGCCAGCGGGTTAACCGGTGCGCTGGTGGCCTCTGCTGCCGGCGCTTCATTGCCCCAGCAGTCCCAACCTGCGGCGGATTCGCGGGCGAACAGCTCGATGCGCGGCACATCACCGCACATTTTCTGGATGGCAACGCGAAACTCGTTCGGCTTCTGGCTGTGCTTGCCCACTTCCGCCTCGATGACGGCCCGCACGGCGCGATCCTTGATGAGTTCGCTCACCTTGCCGCGCACCCCAATCAGTGCCGATTCAGACCCAGCCCGGGTGGTGAACCCCATACCGAAGTGGGGGAGCCAGCGCTTGGTCATCTTTCGCCAGACAAAGCCGTTCATGTTGACCAGGCGAAAGCCCCACGCCTTGCACAGGTCGATGGCTTCTTGCGGCATGCTGCCGACCCACCACATCACCAGCAGGCAGTGATCGTCAGCGAGCTTGGCAACCGGCAGTGCGGCCATGTCGGCCAGGCTGGTGACGGTGTATTGCGCCTCGGCAGAGCTGGTCATGCTGCCGCCGGTGTTCTTGTTATTGAACTGCCAAGCGGGATCGGCGTAGATGACGCGGTATTTGCGATCGGTGTTGAAGATGTTGACGTTCATGCTGCGTCACCATTGCACCCAGAAGTGCCATTATTGCTTGGCTCTACCTTCTCAGCTGTCAGAACCATCTGGCTGCCGTCATCGAGATTCCATGCTATCTGGCCGCCTTCAGCCATCACGAGCTGCCAAACCATCTGGGCGGCCTCGTTGGTTACATCACGACCAGGATCGTTACCTACGCGCAGGCGTCCGCCATCCACGTCCCGCATCTTTGCCAGCTGAATGGTCTTGCTCAATGGAGAAAACCCAAGCTGCATACGTGCTGGTGACTTGCTCATGCTGCCACCTCAACAGGACTCACCGCACACGGCATGATGATGGCTTTGGCCCCAGCATAGTGGCGGCTCTGCAGATCGACCTCGATAGCGGTTTTTGCTCCGCGCAGGTTGACGGCACATTGCGGGAATGGGCTGCCGAGCTCTTTGCAGGCTTTGGCTACGCGAGCGCAGAAGTCGAAGTTGATCCCGAACCGCTCGGTGGGGATGGCCTCGCCAGTTGGTACAGCGCGTTCCCAGTCTGGGAACTTGCCATCAATCTTGTGGAAGAAGGCACATTGCTGGTGGCCCTGGCTATCAAGAACAGCGGCCGCTGTAGGTGGTACATCCTCAAACTCGCCAGTAGTGCGGTTTTTCACCTTCATGCTGAACGGTGTCAGCTCAACGCAGCGCACCACGCCGATCTTGCTCTCATCGTCATAAAGCAGCTCGAGGCTGTGAGCCTTCGCCGGGATCTTGCCTTTGATGGCAATAATCATCTGCTCATCAGGGCGCAGGTCTGATTCGTATGGAGAAACGAACATCACCAGACCATCGGTGGCGACGATGTGCGATTTGGTGATCATGATGCCGTTCAGGTAGTAGCGAACGTCCTGTTTGGCCTGAAACAGCATGGCGGCCTTGACCGGTGCGGCCGGTACGGTGGCGATGTGTTTCATGCTGCATCCCCTGTGTTTTCCGGATACCAGACAAAGCCATCTTCGGCTTGGCGGATGACCTTGCCGCACTTCATGGCGTAGTGAAATTCAGCGGTGGCGCCTTGGGAGTTGACCCAGTTGGGCAGCATGATCACTTCGTCGGCGACCTTTACCATCTCTATGCAGATGCCCATGTATTGCTGCTGGGTGAGGCCGTCCGGAAGGGTTGCCGGGTTGAGTACGACGTGGCCTTTTTGCTGCTGGTGGAGCGCTTCGGTGTTGAAGGCAGGCCGGTTGTATTCCGGCAGGCCAGACATTGGCCCTGCGATGTAGACGATTTTGCGTTGCTGGTTCGACATGGTTCATCCCGTTTACTGGTGTATCTGGGATGGAGTATAAGCAAGCTTACATTATTGGGGCAAGCTAAAAAGTAAGAATTCTTATATTTTGTTGTGTCAAAGCCCACCGTACTGGTGGGATGTGCCACTTTGAGCCAGCAAGGCCTGCTGGGAAAATCCGTGATCAGCAGAGCATCTGCCGCAACCTGTGCTGTTTGTTGTATCAGCAAGGTGATAGTGTTTAGGTTTTAACTGAGACCTTTATTACGGGGGTGGGTATGGTTCGTTTGGTGGCTGCGGCCATTGCATTGTCTTTGTCTATGAGCGCCTGGGCTGTTGATGGCTACAAGGATCTCAAGTTCAACATGTCGAAGGCAGAGGTGAAGCAGGCAAAGCTCTGTTCGTTCAAAGAGGAAGAGCCGGAATCATGGCAATGCAACGACATGAAATTTGGCAATAAAAAGACAGTCGCGTTTGCCTATTTCGTTGATAACAAATTCAAGAGAATTGGCATCCTCATCGACGTTGATAGCGTGATGGGTGTGGCGAATGGCCTTAAGGATAAGTACGGGGCGGTATCGTCAATGTCAGAGCAAGAGGAGTGGAACGCGGTTGATACAACGCCGGGTGCCGCCGCCTATATGCGATTTGATGACGACACCGTCATTATCAAAGTAATGAAGCACGAGACGCTCGGGCCGGTCGCCATGTTGATTTATACCACTCCTGATTATGAGGAGTTGGTGAGGAAAAAACAGGGTGCTGCTGTTTCTGAAGACCTTTAAATTCAAAAGAAAGAAGCCCACCGATTTGGTGGGCTTATCCTTTGGTGGTTACCGGCTACGCCTTGGAATACTTCTCGGCAAACTTCTCATCAGACATGCAGATGTAGATGATGAACTCGATGAAGGCGACAACGGCCGGGATAAACGTCCAGCAGAAGATCAGGTAGAGAAAACCCTGCAGGGCCTTGCCAAGGTAAAACTTGTGAATGCCAAGCCCACCAAGGAAGAAAGCGAGAAGGGCAGCTGTGATCCGGCTCTTGCTCGCACCATACACAGC